TTACCTGAACGCTTCATGGCTAAGACAATGATCTATGGTCTCATCTATGGTGCAGGTGATGCAAAGCTTGGGCAGATTGTAGGCGGTGGTGCTAAAGAGGGTAAGAAGATACGCGACACATTCCTTACTCAGCTACCTGCATTGCGTAACCTTATCAACAAAGCTAAAGGTATTGCTCAACGTACTAAACGTATCAATGGTATCGATGGACGTATGATTAAGGTTGACGAGGACTATAAGGTACTCAACAGATTGCTTCAGAGTTGTGGTGCTATCGTCATGAAAGTAGCTGTGCGTAACTGCTGTCACAAACTAGATGATCTTGGTATCTTCTACAAGCTAGTCGCTCAGGTACATGATGAGGTTCAGATAGAGGCACGACCAGAAGATGCTGAAGTTGTTGGTCAAGTAGCAAGACAAGCAATCATAGATGCAGGTGTCGAGCTTAATATGAGGTGTCCTATGGATGCAGAGTACCGCATAGGTGCTAACTGGAGTGCAACTCACTAATTATCTTACTATAGGGGAGGCTATGTACAATTTAATTTACTTAAAGACTTTACAGGAGGTTCAATACATGCTATAATATTACTATATAGTTAAATAAATAATTAAATATCAATAAATTACATTCAATGTATTAATAGTTATACAACATAATCTTAATAGTTAAACAACAGAGAGTAATAATTATGGAAACTAAACCAGTAGTAGTATCGTGTGAACTTCATTGGCCTTTCTTGAACAAGCCTAACGAGATGTCAGGTAAGTATCAGGTGGACATTGGTAAGCTATCCTCAAAGGCAGTGGATGCTCTGTCTAACATGGGCATTGCAGTTCGTAACAAAGGTGATGATCGTGGTAACTATGTTACTGTTAAGTCAATCAATCCAATCAACCCTGCATTTGCAGACATGGATGATGTAGACTCAGGACTCATAGGTAATGGCACTAAAGCTAACGCGGCCATCAAGCCATATCATTGGGACTTCAAAGGCAAGCAGGGTACTTCACCTAGTCTAGCCAAGCTTCTGATTACAGAGGTAGCTGTCTACGATAAGGATGGTGATGGCGGTGGTGTAGATATGGATGATGTAATCTAATGTTACTCATCGATGCCGACATCTTAAGTTACAGGATTGGATATGCCTGTAAAGATGAGACAGTAGAGACAGCGTTCTCTCAGTTGAATAACTTAGTGTTGGATATCTTGGTAAGGGGCTGTGATGATGCAGTCCCCTATCAACTCTACCTAACAGGCAAAGGTAACTTCAGGAATGCACTTGCCACAATACAACCCTACAAAGGAACACGAACATCTGAGAAGCCCTCCCACTTCTATGCGTTAAGAGATTACATGACAGAGGAATGGGATGCTGTAGTTGTCGAGGGACAGGAAGCTGACGATGCCATTGCTATCGAAGCTACGACTCAAGGCAAACATACAGTCATTGCTAGTGTAGATAAAGACTTCCTTCAAGTACCTTGCAGACACTTCAACATTAATAAACGCGAGTGGTCTGAGGTTAATGAATGGCAGGGACTTTACTTTCTATACAAGCAGATGCTTACAGGTGATAGGGTAGATAACATACAAGGATGTGTTGGTATTGGCGAAGTTAAAGCAACCAAAGCATTAGAGTGGTGTGAGACAGAAGAGGATTTATATCAGGCTGTAGTGACCTGTTACAAGGGTCATGTAGAGGGAGTATATGAGAACGCAAGACTGCTCTTCCTACGCAGATATGAGAATGAATGGTGGGTTGACCCTGTAGCACGTAAGCAGGACTACAACTCAAAGAACCCTATCGCTGTATCACCACCTCAACCACCTACTAGCGCAGACATTGATGCTAAAGACAAGCTTCAAGTGAGGGTAGGTTAATGGCTAAGAAACCTAGAGTACCACGTACAAGAGCAGGAGGTAAATGGACTGAGGCACGTTACTGGGGATTCATACGTTCAGCACTAAGAGAAGCGAACCGCAGATTCCCACCACGTTATGCCGCCAAAGCACTGGCTAAGAAAGCAGTCATTGGTGAGCGACACCGCTTCGAGTTCCAATGTGCCTGTTGTGATGAGTGGTTCAAAGATAAGGAAGTTCAAGTAGATCACATCGTACCTGCGGGTACACTACGTAAGTATGATGACCTTCCTAAATTCGTAGAGAATATGTTCTGTGAGGTTGATGGACTACAGGTGTTATGTAAACCTTGCCATCAGAAGAAGACCAACGCAGAGCGTGAGGAGCGAAAAGCAAATGACAGTTAGACATTTAGTAATACCAGACACCCAATGTAAACCAGATCAATCTTATGACCATCTTGAGTGGGCAGGTAAGTATGCCGCATCCAAGAAGCCAGAAGTTATTGTTCATCTTGGTGACCACTGGGATATGCCTAGCCTATCAATGTACGATGTAGGCAAGAAGTCATTCGAAGGCAGACGTTACACCAATGACATAGAAGCAGGGCATCGAGGTATGGAAGCCTTTCTAAAACCCATCAGAGATGAGCAGAAAAGGTTACGTCAGAACCGAAAGAAAGTATGGAATCCTAGAATGGTATTCCTTGTTGGTAATCATGAACAACGTATCGAGCGAGCCATTGAGAATGATGCCAAGCTAGATGGACTTATCGGCTATGAAGACTTTAAGCTTGACGAGTATGGTTGGGAAGTGTATGACTTTCTAGAACCTGCGATCATTGACGATGTAGCCTACTGCCATTACTTCACTAGTGGTGTCATGGGTAGACCAGTAAGTAGCGCACGATCAATGCTTACTAAGAAACATCAGAGCTGTATCATGGGACATGTTCAAGATAGAGAGTGTGCGTATTCTAAGAAAGCAGACGGCACTAGAATCACTGGGCTGTTTGCAGGTATCTATTATGCTCATGATGAGGACTATCTAAACCATCAGACTAACGGCAGTTGGAGTGGAATCTGGATGCTCCATGAAGTCAACAAAGGACAGTTTGACGAGATGCCAGTATCAATGTCCTACTTGGAGAAGAAGTATGGCACTAACATTTAAAGACTTATGCGAACGTCTTGCCCACCTAGACGAGATCACACTGCTAGAAGTATTAGACATAGCCAGTGAAGACCTTGTTGATAAGTTTAAGGACAAGATCGAAGAACGCTACGAAGAACTTGAGGAGGAATTAGAATGAGTATCAATGATGCAACACCAGAGCAGTGGGATAAAGCAAGCCACTCTGCCGCCCTCTTAAGCTATAAGAACATGGCTGAGAAAGAAGCAAGTAAGATAGACGAGATGGTAAAAGAACCACCTCACTACAACATGGGAAGTATCCAGTGTATCGATGCCATCGAAGAGTCTATGGGTTCAACAGCCTTTGAAGGTTATCTAAAAGGTAACGTACTAAAGTATCTCTGGCGTTATAATTATAAGAAGAAAGCACTGGAAGATTTAAAGAAAGCTAAATGGTATCTTGACAAACTAATAGAACAAAAGGAATCAACATGAATATCATAGATGGAAACTTTAGTGACAAGAAAGAGCGTAGTACCACATTAGAAAAGCTACAGTCAGCTATCGATGGTATGCAGATAGCAGAGTCTGATGCTGATACAGAGTTCGCTCTTGTTGTATTTAACCCTGATGGTTACACCACAGTCGGTACTAGTATGAGTATCATGGAGACTGTGTTCATGTTAGAAGCCGCTAAGATGGGGCTAATGGCAGGTGACCCTGAAGACTCCACGACACTACAATAGGAGGTCACTATGTCAGGTAAAGGAAGTAGCCCTAGACCAATACCAAACCCAGAAACATTTGACAATAACTGGGATGCAATATTCGGTAAGGCTAACGTGAAAGATCATTCAGATGAAGATATAGAGAAAGAAAAGAAATCTAAAAAGGTAAAGAAATAATGGACGTATATCAAAGTTATATTCACAAAAGCAGGTACGCTAGATACCTACCAGAGAAACAAAGACGAGAGACTTGGGATGAGACAGTAGATAGATACATCTCATACTTCAAGAACAGGGGTAGCCTTGACGATAAGACAGGTGAGGAGCTAAGAGAAGCTATCACAAACTTAGAAGTCATGCCCTCGATGAGAGCCTTGATGACAGCAGGTGAAGCACTAGACAGAGACAACGTAGCAGGATTCAACTGTAGCTACCTGCCTATTGACCACCCTAAAGCATTCGATGAGATGATGTATATCTTAATGTGCGGTACTGGTTGTGGCTTCAGTGTTGAGCGACAGTACATAAGCAAACTACCAGAAGTATCGGAGGACTTCCATGCCACAGAAACAATCATCCACGTTGCCGACTCTAAGATTGGATGGGCTAAAGCCTACCGTGAACTTATCACAATGCTCTATAGTGGTCAAGTTCCTGAGTGGGACTTATCTAGAGTTCGTCCTGCAGGGACAGTGCTTAAAACCTTCGGAGGTAGAGCAAGTGGCGCAGAGCCTTTGGAAGACCTCTTCAAGTTCACTGTTGAAGTCTTTCGGACTGCCGCAGGTAGAAAACTCTCTTCCATCGAATGCCACGATATCTGCTGTAAGATTGCACAAATCGTCATCGTTGGAGGAGTCAGAAGATCGGCTCTTATCAGTCTCAGTAACCTCACCGATGACCGCGTTAGAAGAGCCAAGACAGGACAGTGGTGGTTAGATAATCCTCAGCGTGGTCTGGCTAACAACAGCGCATGTTACACAGAGAAGCCTGACTTCGAGGCTTTCTTGAACGAGTGGTCTAGCTTGTATGAAAGTAGAAGCGGTGAGCGTGGTTTCTTTAGTCGAGTAGCTAGTCAGAAACAAGCGGCTAAGAATGGAAGACGAGACCCTGAGCATGACTTCGGTACTAACCCATGCAGTGAAATCATCTTAAGACCTAATCAATTCTGTAACCTCTCTGAAGTAGTAGTAAGATCAGATGATACAGTAGCGACACTGAAACGAAAGGTACGTCTTGCTAGTATACTAGGAACACTGCAAGCCACCTTAACTGACTTTAGATATCTAAGAAAGAAATGGCAACAGAACACTGAAGAAGAAGCATTGCTTGGCGTATCGATGACAGGCATACAAGATTGTAAACTAACTAATGGAGCAAAGAATGGACTACCTCAACTACTTGAAGACCTTAAAAACGAAGCTGTTATCACTAACAAAACGTGGGCTAGAAAGCTTGGAATCAAGCAATCAGCGGCAATTACTTGTGTTAAACCTAGCGGGACTGTTAGTCAGCTTGTCGATAGTGCTAGTGGCATCCACGGACGTTTCTCGCCTTATTATATTCGGAGGGTTAGGGCTGATCTTAACGACCCTCTATGTAGCGTACTCAGAGATGCAGGAATAGACTCAGAGATAGACAACAGGTCTCCATCAACACTGGTGTTTAGCTTCCCTCAGAAAGCACCTAAAGGAGCAGTGATGTCTGCATCACAAACAGGAATGGAACAGTTGGAGTTATGGGATGTTTATCAAAAACACTGGTGCGAACATAAACCGTCTGTTACTGTCTACTATCGCGATAGTGAGTTCCTTGATATTGGTAGTTGGCTTTACAATAATTTCGATTCTTGTAGTGGCGTATCGTTCTTGCCATTCAGCGAACACTCGTATGAGCAAGCACCTTACGAAGAAATCAGTAGAGAACAGTACACAGAAATGAAGAAGAAAATGCCTAAGAGTATCAGTTGGGATATCACAGAACACAGTGACACCACTGAAGGAGCGCAGACATTAGCTTGCACTGGAGGAGCATGTGAGATTTAACTAGATAAAACAAAGCCCCTACACCGTTTGGTATAGGGGCTTTTTAGTGTATCCTTACTTCTTGATAGTCTGTGCTATCTTCTCACCACTTCGACCTACGACATAACCGCCTAGACCTAATTGTAAAAGCATCCATGCTTCATCCCTGAGAGGGCTTGCTAGTAAACCTAGCGAATCACCTACAGCAAGTACCAAGAAAGTCAACATTGTTATTGGTCTCCATGAAGATGCCAATATGTTTGTTGAACTAACCTCGCTGTTTACTATATCAGCACGAGCAGTTAACGCCTTTGTCTCGTAATCAAATACCTGTTGCATTGCCGCCGCCTGTACTTCTAACATCTTACTCTTAGCATTCAAGCGTTCTTCATCTGACGTATGTAACTCGTCAACTAAGTTAGCCGCAGGTTTAAATATGTTTGAAATTAAATCTGTTATACCAATCATTATTCCTCCAGTAGTGCAGGTATTATGGGGAAAGACTTACCTACATCACGTAGCACTTCCATAATTACATCTTCAGGGGCAATACTACCTGACATTATTGCAGTCACCCCTCCCATTGTATCATTAAACTTCGATGCGGCAGGGCCAAGTAGTACGGTAGTCGGATCAACGCCCCAGTTACTAGCACGTAGAGGATCAACCGCAAACGATAAACCACCAATGTAAGTTACCGCAGACAGAGCATGCTCCATTGCATTCTTATCTTCCCACTTCTCTATGTCACCTGTCTTAGCAAACTCACGAAGAGCAGATGCCATCACCTGAGTAGCTAACATCATTCCTATGTAAGGAGCTATGACGGCCGCTTGCTTTAGCTTGTCTTGTGACGTACCATTAGAAACCATCTGGTTATACCAACCCTTCATAACCACATTGTTAAATACAATAGAGAAAGACTTCAATTGACCTAACAGCTTAAACCTTTCATCGGCCATCCATGCGGGCTTCTGAACCATACGAGGTCTCATTACAGTGTCTTCTACTATATTAAGAACACCCATTCTAAACTGTTCTCTATAGAACTTATCTTTCTTACCACCTCTACGATGCCAGTTATAAGTCTCATTCATGTTGAGACCTGCTTCCGCAAACTTATCGCTTATTCTTAGTTGCTCCTCTAGATTACCAGAGGCTACAGCATCAGAGTATAATGCAAGGTCAGATCTAAATGTTTGTTCAGCCATGATAGCCGCAGTCATTCTTAATGCTTCAGTAAACTGCGGAGTTAGTGTTAGATTATAGAAGAAGTTTTCTATGTTGGTAATCTTACCACCAATCTCATTGTCCCCTATACGAGCGGCGGCTGTGTTCTTTAGCTCATAAAGACTAATGCCTAAGTCTTCTAGGATACCTTCATCAACTAACTTACTAGCATCTTTAAACGGCAAGCCACGACCATGCTTAAACTGTTCCTTAATAATCTGAGCAGTTAACTTACCCGCAGTACTCACAGTCTTACCTGTCTGCCCTGTTCTAGAGGCTACAACAAACACCTCAGCCAAAGAAGGAAGAATAGATAGAGGAAGTAGGGTTACAGATAAACCCGCTCTAACGGCATTCTGTGCGGTTCTAATGGCAGTTCCTCTAGACGTATCTAAGTTACGCTTTGGAATACGCTGAGATAGGTTCATAGCATCAGCCATTTCATTCAACGCGGCCTTAGCATCAAACCTTTTACCTTGAGCTTTAGCATCTGCAATTACATCATAAAGCTCTTCGTAGAATAGCTCACCCTCTGAACCAAAAGTCTTAGCATGTCCTAGTCTTTCTGACATCATTTCATAATAAGAGTATACAGCTTCTTGAACACTTGTCTTAGGATCAACCCAATTGTTCCAGAAATCTTGAGGTAACTCAGCAAGCATACGATGCGTTTCAACAGCATTCTGCTTGTTTACCTTAGCCCCTGATGTAAGAGTACTACCTACTCTACCCTGCTTACCTTTAGCCACTGCCTTCATAGCCTTCTTGTAAGCATCCTCTTGAGACAGTCCTTCTTTCTCTTGTATCTCTTTAGACTTAGCCTCTACATCCTCTTTAAAAGTATCAACTACATTGACATCGGTTTCATTACCGAAATGCTCAAAGCCTTGCTCTTCAATCCTACCTACATAGGCTTCAATCTTATCACGACTGAGGTCTAGACCATTGGCTTCAGCTTCAGCAACAGCTTGCTCAATAAACTCTGTACGATTAGTCTTTATCTTCTTGTAGTCTAGTCTACCTAGTAGCGGGAAGTAAGTACCACCCTCGTAGAGAGTAGTATCAATATCCAAAGCTTTTAGGTCGTTCTTAATTGTTAAGTCTAAGAATGTAGCCAACTGATTAGATGCTTGCTTCTGTTGCTTATTGAAGTTAGCATAGGCTTCGTTCTTTAAAGCTTTATTCTCTTTGCTATCTTCAGGCATAACACGATGATCATGTACAGCTTGCGCCTCTGCCTTACTCAACTCCATAAAAGACCTAAGCCCTTTGTTATATTCAGACTTGTATTGCATGGTGTTGAAGTGTACAGGTACTATACCTACCCTACGTCCAAAGTCACCAGTAGTCTGCTGAAACTTAGCCGCTAGTTTCCTAGCTTTAGGAGTGTTAAGTCTTCCTGCAAACTGTGCGGGCTTGTCCCCTAAGATAGGAGCTAATAATCTATTGTATAAATGAGCCGCTTTAGTTTCAGTTACTGGAATCTTTTCATAATTCTTAGACCATTTAACATCTGCATCAGGATTGTATTCTAAGATACCCTCTTCAATTTGCTTTGCTACAGACATGTCAGCGTTGTTCTGAGCCTTAGTCATAATACTACCACCCACCCCAAAAGGTAAGCCTAAGATACCACCAACAAGACCTTCAATAGCAGACTCTTTCATAGCCTCTTGAATATCAAGCTCATCCCAGTAGTTTGTAGCATTACTAGCCGCTATAGTTGTGCTAAAGTCCTGCACAGCTTCAGTAACACCAGACGTTAGCATAGCAGTACCTACGTTACGTCCAAGACCTGCGCCTCTCCCTGCACCTTCTCTAATATACTTAACTGCTAAGTCTGTTTTACCTGCATCAAGTGCTTTAAGGACTTCAGGTGACATGTTCTTAATAGCGGGTGACATGGCTTTAACAAACCTAGCCGCCGCTAAAGGCTCTAACGCCCCTAGCGCAAGACCTGTACCAACATCTGCAAAAGAGGCAGTGTAAGCCTCATCCATATCCTCTGCTTTCAGACCAATATCACCAATGTTCATTAGCCCAGAAGTAACACCACTTGCAACTAATGCACCTGCTGTACCTGATGCACCTACTACAGGGGCTACAGGAGCGGCCAGTAACGCGGGTAGAGCTACGCCAACTGTACCTGCACCTCTAGCTACTTGATCTGCTAATCCTCTAAAAGAAAACTCTCCATCTTCATCATATAAAGGATGAGCAGTTACCGCTTCTACCTCTCTTATGTTTTCATTCTTACCTTCAACCATCGCTTGACCAAAAGCACTATCAGCAAATCCAAACGCCTCTGCTATTGATTGACCACCACGATATAATAGAGCCTGTCCTAAATCGACACCTGCTCCTACTTGATCTGCTATTCCATCAGGCTTTCTAGATATGTTCTCATCAAACTGAAGATCAGAAGCATCCCATAAACTATTAAACGCTGATTGCGCTGAGACCTCTGGCATATTATTTACCTTTTATATGTTTAAAAGCTTTTTCACCTGCTTTTAATATATTATCTTCCTCTAACTCACTACCTGCCCACCCCTGCCCTACGTCTACAAACTTTGTAAGATAAGTTTCACGAGTTTTAGGGTCTAACATAGCTAAGTTTCTACTCATTATAGGATGACTGTCAAGGTAGTTAGCAATAGTGTTAACATTATCACCTTCAGCTCCGTATACTCTCAACTCAGACTCTAAAGCTTTTACCCTCTGAGGCTGAGTAAGCGCACCTTTATTCTGTGCCGATAGTAATTGAATTGCCAACATTGCATCTGCTCTTTTCTTAGCATCTGCCTCTTTATCTTGACCTCTTCTAGATGATATCCCTGATTGCAACGCAACCCCTAAGTTACCTAGAGTACTTCTACCACTGTCAGAACCTGCAAGCATAGCCGCACCCATAGCCATGATATCTACTTTACTATTTAAAGTATCAAACCAGTTAGACTGGTCTGGAGAATCACCACCTGTAGTACCTGCCTTCTCGTTTACTTCTTTTTCTTCTTTTCTTTTCTCCTCTAAAGGAGTAGTAGAAACAGTATCAGCCCCTACAGATTCTAGAAAAGTATTAGCACTTTCTGTACGTGCCTCTATTGCAGGTTGTTGGTTTTCAACAGCTCGGTTTAATCGTGCTTGTCTTTCATCAATTACATCAAGTTTATTCTGAGCTTCCTGACCAGTTAGACCGCCCTTTTGAGTGCGTGTTATCAATCTTTCTTTATCTGCATCTATGCCTGACTGTAAGGCAGTGGAATCTTCAGCCATGCCTAGCTCTCTAGTACCTTGTTGAGACATAACATCACCTACAACAAAAGGACTACCTGACCTATTCTTGAGTAAACTACCAAAGATACTAGAAAGATCCTGCCCTGTTTGAGCTAGTTTCTCTTGTGCTGTAGTTCCATCAGGAGTAGGTAAAACTGCATCAGCTACTTTACCTATACCTCTACCTGCTAATGCAAAAGGACTGTTAGAGTTTAGCAGAGTCTGTTGCATATTTCCTCCAGTGTACATATCTACAGCTTGAGGATTCTCCGAAATTAGCTGTTGTGCTAATAGTGCTTTTCTAGCGTCTTGTACTTGCTTTCTAGATATAGCCATTATTTTACTCCAGTGTTAAATAACTGAGCTTGCTGTTTAGGAGCTTGTTGCTGACGAAGAGACTCTAGCAAGTCAGCTTCCCTGTTTCGTCTAGGATGTAACTCTACATTCTTCCATTCATCTGGATTTCTTAACCTAGTTATTGCTTCTTCTAAGTTTCCATTAATAATAGACTTCATTGTTTTATACTTAAGAGAAGAACTACCAAAGTTATGTAGCAAAGACAATGCAACTGCTTGTTGTTGAAAAGCTAAAGAATCAAACTTAGGAAAAGCTTTTCTTAATTTATCTTTTGACTTTTCAATATGTCTACGTGTTATATTCATAGCAACTTCAGAAGGAATATCGAAGTGACCTAACTGTTGCTCAACAGCTAAAGCATCTTCTCCTTTTACACCTACATAAGAAAGCATAGCTTCTTCTAAAGAATCTGGAAGTCTTAGCTTTTTATATTCTTTTAGGTTCATTTGACCAATGTCAATACCACCACCAAAAGTTAAACCTGACTTTCCAATCACCATACCATTCTTTTTAGGTATGTATGTTCTAGTCTCAAATCCTTCTTGCTGTATTAAGAATTGCAAGACTGCATCATCTTTGCTCATAACATTGTTCCTTGATTAAATATACCTACTGGAGACTGAACAACAGAGCTAGGCATTAGCATCTCATTAGTCAGACCTACAGGGTTTCTTCTTCTTAACATATCAAATAAAGTATCTCTTAAGTCATCGTCTTGAGCTACTGCTGAGATAAAAGGATTACCTGCGATGCCTAAAAGGCCACCTCCTCCCCCTAACATACCACCTCCTAAGCCCTGACTTGTTAGTCCTGAAAATAAACCTAACATTATATCACCACCTTGTTTTGAAATATTGGCATTACGTTCTCCGTATAAGAAGAGGGAGACTGTAATACAGACCTACCCAGACCATACTGCTCAGGTCTATAAGGTAGGGGTATTGAGGTTTGCATCTGCTGTTGAGGCTGTGCCTGTTGCTGTGACTGCATTGCTAACATCTGCATAGTCTTTAACATATCAGCAGAGTTACTCTGAACTGGAGCAGGTTTCATAGCACTTGCCAGTCCGCTTATAGCTGTTATACCTGCAATTATAGTTGCGGGATCCATGATAGTACTCCTTAATTATTAAATACAGTGGCTAAGTCCATTTCATTCTGCGCTAAGGGCCGCTCAAGTAATCGCCAAGTAAAGAACCACCGCCCTTAGTAGGCATCCCTGCAATAGTCATACCTAAACCTAATATCTGGCTAAACGGATCAGACTTAGGCTGTTGCGTAGTAGCTGTAGTTGTACCTGTTGTCTGTCCTATTGACTCTGCACTTAGAGGATTAGCTCCCATCATTTGATAGAACTGTGAAAGGTTAGCTAACTCAGCCATACGAGGAGCATCAAACTGCTGTATCTGATCTTGTAATTCTTGTTGCGCCCTAGCACTTCTATCCTGACCAATTACAGACTGTAAAGCACCTCCTCTTTCAAGCTGACTACCAAAGCCTGAAAGCCTATCTAATGCTCCTAGAGATGTATCATAACCCAACTCTGTTGCTAAACGTCCTAGACCTATATCTGATTGAGCTAACTCTCTATCTCTTTGTTGTAGCTGTCGTTGCTTTAAATCTAGGTTCTGTTGAGCCAGTGCCGCATCTGATATTGACTTCTGCGTAGCTCTATTAATCTCACCACCTAGTAAACCTAAACCTTCACCAGTTTCACTACCGCCATACTGCCCTGCCGCTGTACCTTTCTGGAACAAATCAACAGAGCCTCTTTGGAATGCAAGATTAGACTCATCTAAGATATTTGCTAGTTGATCTTGAAATGCTTGGTTAGAAGAAAGGTCGGCAGTGCCTCCTTCAAAAGATCTAGAGGTATTATAAGACACAGGAGCTGAAGCCGCACCTAATAAGCTACCAAGACTTCCTTGACCTATCCCAGTCAATCCCGACATAGATCCACCTTCACCATATAATCCTAGTAAAGATTCTTCACCTTGTCCCACTAAATCATCTTGACCTGCAAGTCGAGTACCTTGATAGATACCTTCAGTACCTTGATTGTATAGATTTGCCGCATCGTCAAGAGCAGATACAGAATACCCTCTAAGTTCATCACTAAGAGAATTAACATTTCTTTGATCTATCTCTTGTGTCTCTTTAGTTGTACCACCGCCACCACCGAATATACTGCTCATTTAAAACTCCTTAATTATCATCACTCTGCTAGTAGTATAATCAGGTAAAAGCTTAACCCACCCTTTTCTACCTACTATCTCAACACCACCTAGCCCTTTGTCTTTCGCCCACTCTTCAACAGTTTCCATATAAAGATCAAGCCACTCTTTAATATCTTTACCACCGCATAAATGTATAAGCAATCTTTCCTTAACAGGGTATGTAACTTTCTGTGTAACTATAGCCCCTAGTACTTCTTCATCTCTATAGACCAACCACAACTGGCTATGTCCTTTCTGTATATTCTGTAGCACTGACTTCAAAGTAAACTCAGGAGACTTGTCAAGTACTTTAATAAGGTATTCAATAATTACGTTAAGGTTCTTTTCTATTTCTGCAACGTCTTTTACTAAGCTTACTTTATACACTGTAGCACCTTACGTTTAAGGTTATTGAAGTTACACCTACATTAAATGTTGAAGGATACGTATCATTATTGTAAGGGTCTCTAAAGTTTATCCTAATAGGTTTACTGGGAGTTGTTACAGTGCCTCCTTTTATTATATTAGCTGAAAGAGCGGCAGGGCTGGAATGCTCAATTGCCTCATATACTCCATCTAGTCCTACTTCATAGTTAGATTTTACATCATACGTATTCACCATCGGAGTAGCCTCATAATCAAGAGTTGCTACATACGTACATGGTTTAAGTATGCGTATAGTACTAGAAGAAACATCATAGGTTATAAGGCTACTATCAGTAGTATTGCCCGAAACCGCCCACTGAGGTTGTACGGTACTTCCATATCCTCCCTGAGTTATTCTATAGTAAGGTCTAGAACTGTCCAACTTACGAGTAGTTCTTCCTAAGTTTAAAGTTAAACTAGCTTCTCCCAAGCAACCTGATACTTCTTCTTTTTCTTCTGTTGCATTGCTTATCTTTTGCAACTCGTTTTGCAAATATAAAGGAATAGATTCTACATCTTGCGGAGGAGGTAGAGGTATATACTTACTCATTGTCTTCCCTCATAGCTATACTCAACAGAGTATCCAGTTAATGCCCAGATGTTATCAGTCTTTGACTCCATCTTAATTCCAATGTATCTACCGCTTTCTCTAAAGGTAGCTTTGTAGTCTTCACCTATTACAAACTCTTGAGGCTGTGACCATGAAATACCACCGCCTTGTCTTTCTTCAGTACCTACGTAGATGTTAACTGTACCTTCACCTTCAAAGTGTGGGTAAATAGCATTGATATACTTATAGCCTTTATCGTCTTCAAAGTCTAAACCAATACGTTCAACAAAAGGTTTATATGTTACACCATTAATGCTAAGACCTGACTCACCTATAAAGAAACCAGAAGTATTATTGGCATCACCATGCTTGACATATAACAAGTCATTACGAGAGGGGTTATAAGACTCATCGCCCCAGAAAGAACCATCACTATCCCACGTATAAGGATCACTGTCCCAACCTTCAGGCTCACCTGTGGTTCTTTCAACATGACCAATACCAATAAAGGCTATCCTATTAATGTCACGTTGAGACCATGATTCTGACTCATAATTATAACTAATTACTTTATCTGACTCGCCTGTAGTACTATTAACAGAAGGGTAGTGAATTAGTATTTCTCTACTCTTAGAATCGTGAACACATTTAACTTTGTCTGTATGGTCTGGGTTAATCTGAGAGTACAAAGCCTTACGCATTTGATTGGTAATAATAGACTTCTTAGATGTACCATCATGAACGTAAACATCATCAACACCTACAACAAAATGCTTACCTGAAAACTCTGTAACACAATCTCTAGCTAAGATTCCCGAACCGTCTGTAAATACTTTTCTAAACGAGAATACAAGACTACCTCCAATAAACTGCATAGCCCATACAGCATCGTTCTTATAAATAAAGAATGTATCATTCAAGGATTTTCCGTCTAGAATCCTACCTTGAGTATCTGGTAAGATGTTATAACCTGCTTGTACCGCAGGGTCTCCAGTGTCCCACGAAGCAGGTACGCCTCCTAACGGAGCAGTATCACTCCATTTAACCATTGTTGGATAAGCGTTGCTAGTGTTGTTGTCATAAATATCTAAAGCAACTAAATAGTTCTTAAAAGGACGTATAACACTACATGTTTCACTAGAATCCCAAGCTGTTAAACCTTCAAACTTACTTGTAGTTTCATTATAGAACTGAGGAACGTCTACATTATTATTAAATATCAAAGCACCATTAAATAGTGTTGATGTCCATCCAGTATCATAAGTGCCGTTATAGTCTCCAGATGTTCTGGTAACAGAAGTATGGATACCATCAGCCCCGATACGATAGATATCAGTATCGTTAGAATAGAACCAATAGTTAGAGTTAAAGTCTGTCCACGGAACTGCAATCATTGGATGACCAACAACAGTTGTATTAGCTATTGGATTATCTCCCGAATCATACTGAGTACCATAAACTTCAGAATATCCTAAAGCTACGTTAGTTCTAGCTTGCCTAAATGTTACGTTAGCACCATCACTCCATATCTCATTAGGCATAGCATAAGGAGACAGATCAAGATTAATCCCGCGAGGTCTTTTTATTTCTATCTTCTTATAAGCCATAATTATCTATTTGATCTCCAGAACTTAATTGTAGATGCCTGTCTTTGCGTAGTGTCTGAGGCATATTAGGTATCCTGTGTTAGCAGTAAGTACGATTAGTTAGACAATCTTCCAGAACTTTATGTAGGAAGCGATGCCAGTTGATCCTTGTCTGCCGTAATATGAAGTGCCATTAGATTCTGCACGGATTCTAACTCTAAACCTATCACCAGTAGTGGTGAACTTGCCCATACAAGTAAACTCTCTGCCGTCTCTTTCACCCAGATAACCAACACCTTCATGCCCTAGAAGTGTACCACCATCATTGTGTAGAGCAACTCTGAGATCATTTTGAGTACTGCTACCGCTAGGGTTGTAGGCATGGGCCATACCTTCAAAGTAATAAGTACCTGCAGGTAAATAAACAGTGTCATTGTCTTCTGTAACAGCTGAATCCATCGAATGGATAATGGTATCTACTTGGCAGTTATGCCACGAAGGGCTGAGGGTATAGCCAGATCCTGCAACCTTACTATCAATAACAACAGCATAGGGGCATCCAAATGCGTTAATAGTGGTTCCAGCTAAAACAACGCCATCACCTGCCGACATAGTGGCTTGTGTATTATCAAGCTGTGTTTGAATAGAACTAGTAACACCATCTATATAATTTAACTCATCTGTTGTTGCAGTACAGCCGTCCATCTTATTTAATTCATCTTTAGATGCGGTAACACCCTTCAGTATATTTAACTCAGCTGTTGTTGCAGTGCAACCATCTAGCTTATTTAATTCATCTTTAGATGCGGTAACACCGTCTAGTATATTTAACTCAGCAGTAGTGGCAGTGCAACCGTCTAGCTTGTTTAACTCAGCCGCAGTTGCAGTGCAACCGTCCATCCTATTTAATTCAGTTGCAGTTGCCGTTACACCATCTAGTATATTTAACTCAGCAGTAGTAGCAGTAATACCATCTAGCTTGTTTAACTCAGTTGCAGTGGCAGTGCAACCGTCTAGTATGTTTAACTCAGCCGCAGTTGCAGTGACAGCACCTGAGTTACTATCGCCAGAGATGCCACTAAACTGATCTTTAATAACTTTCTTAATATTTCTAATGTGGTCATCGCCCTGATTCTTATTATCAGTGCCAGTAGGGTTAGCGGTGTCTAGTTCGTTTAAGCGAGCATTACCATTCTCGTTTACAGTTTCAAGTCCCATGTTAGCCTCTTAGTTATTTTCTATACCTAGCTGTTTTCTTAGCTATCTTTCGTGGTTGTTTGCTGTGTTGCTTACCCTTCTTAGTATCTGCTTTCTTCTTTCGAGAGGTAGCGGCATATTCTTTCTTTGATAAAGCGGCTCTAGCTTTCTTAGGAAGGTAACGCTCACCTGTAGCTTTCTTTCCCTGAGTACTATTCTTACCTGACTTAGTACCCCACTTCTCCTTTGTCCACTTCTTTAAACTCTTTTGTGTTTTCTTGAGAGGCATTATCGATATCCTCCACCTTTAGCCTTATACTGTTTAGCAAGCATCTGTGCTTTACGTGCAGACCATTGACCTGCCTTGCCACCTTTAGTACCAGACTTAATCTTGTTAAACAAGTTCTTACGCATAGTAGGCTTGGTGTAGTTACCTGCCTTGTTAACTGTAGACTTCTTCTTGGTTGGCATGACTACTTACCTTTCTTCATCTTCTTTTTCTTCTTCTTCTTAGGCGGTCTTCCTACTTTGCTTCCGTATGTACCTTTACCTTGTGGCATAGTCTTCTCCTACCATTTTGATTTATTTGCCCAATAAGCCGCTGACATCTTACCCTTAGATATATTCTTAGCGTGTCTGGCTTTGAATGATTTACGTCTTGCTTTCTCTGATGCAGTCTTAGGATTCTTACCCGCACCTTTAACACCTTGCTGACCATAGCGAATAGTCTTAACCTTATCACCTTCTTTAGCCACAACAACATGTGACTTCTTAGGATGGTTAGGCGTACGCTTAGGTTTGTTGTAACCAGAGACACCTGCTCTAGCTAGTCTTGGGTCTTTCTTCTTAGGCATGTTAACTCCTACTTCAATGGATTGGAAAGATATTCAAGACCTTCCCAAAGGTTATCTACTTCTGTGTTCAGTTCCTTCAAGCTATCGCCTACATCACCTACATCTTTTGTAATGACTTCAGCTTTAGCCACAGTGCCTTTGATAGACTCTATGTCTTTAGATAGCTCAGAAACGTCTCCTTTCAATTCTAAGAGGTTCTTCTGCTGTACTACTAGGGTATCTAGGCTAGTCTTTAAAGTGGCTAATTTACCCTTTAATTGCCCTACATCGTTGTCTTCAAGTCTTTGCTCTATAAGCTGTACTTTCTCTACTGTTGCTTTAACAGCAGATGCTTTCTTCTCAACGATGGCTAAACGAGAATATAAGCTACTTGCAGTCCACACTGCTGAAGCTATTGTAGTTGCTAATGATAATACAACCGCTATATAAATACCTTTTAACTTAACACCGCCAATAGTCAACTCAGTTTCTGATAGCTTCATAGTTCGTTACATCCCTCGTTATACATAAAACATTTATAGCCCTGTGCTACAGGACTGGTTTGGAAAAACTCTGACTCACTACCTGCCGCTAATATATCAGCCTCTGTGATGTAAAGGTCTAAACCCATGTTATCATTACCATTAAGATATACAGCTGTGAGATTACGTGTAGTGTTATATCCCATTGCTACCCACTGTTCATTAGCATCATAGAATATATTAGTCTGCTCTGCTGTAGTGTTAGCATTCTCAATACCCTGCTCTAAGAAAGCTACAGCTTCTTCTGAACCTGCTACAGCTAAGTAAGCACTAGCGTTGTTAGCATGGGTCTCAATCTCATCTACAGATTGATTGTACGTGTCAACAGTTTCTTGTTCTACTTGCAACACTGAAGCACTCTCTGTTACAAACGTCTGTACCTCTGCTTCTTGTTGCGGAGTTACAGCTTCTTCTATTCTTTCGTTAACCTGCAACACTGTACTCATATCAACTACAGCTTCAGTGAAACGCCCTATTGCCTCGTCCATCAAGTCTAGCTCATCCATAGCTTTGTTTTCTAATACAGCTTTAACATCACCATACGGCTGATAGTTATTTACAAAGTTATCTAATGCTTGGTTATAAGCATCTACTTGTGCTTCGCTAATGTGAGCAGTGGTAGATAAAGTACCTGATGATAAAGCATCACCTTGATGTGCATACTCTGTAGCCGCCCCTACTAATGTAACACCTGTAGTAATCTGATTGACAATATCAGAAGAGGTGTTTAGTAGATCGTCTTTCTCACTTGCTTGTAGTGCGGAACTTAGCAATAATAGAGGTAGTAGTATCTTCTTCATCCGTGTCCTCTTCTCCTATGTTTAGTATTATGTTGTACCACTCTTTAGTATCTTTGTTGTAATCAGGAATGTAAACCTCAGGCTGTCTCTTCATAGCCAACACTGCACGTTTACCTACAACCAACTTACCATTTAACAACAGAGGGCAAGGTGTACCTGACAAGAACATCGAACGCCATACTTCTGTTGCTTCACACATCCTAGCCACTGCCGCTACTTTCATTCCTAAGTCTGCTAGTAACTTAGCATCTCTACGTCTATCGCAGTTAGGATCAACTTCATAAGTACCACTAGAGAAGCCTACACCTACTGTCTGTAACGAACCACCTGAACCTTTAAGGCAGGTGTCCATACCACTACTCATGTAACTAGGACTAATAGCAGAGCCTACTGGTATTTCGCTACTGCTTCCTGCTCCGTTATATGTATTACTTACCGAGTCATCTTGTGTATTGTTATTACTATTCGTAGTCGAGTCTTCACCATGATAAGTGTTAAGACTACCCTCTTGCGCGTTGTCTCCAAGTGCTACCCAAGACAACATCATTAATAAACAAAATAACTTTCTCACTTCTTATGTACAATCTTCTGTACTGTCTCTGATTCATAGATACGAAGACCTAGCCAGACAATAGTAAATAAACTAGCAACAGGAGGCAACCAAGCCGCTAGTGACATCACACCTGTGGATGCCGCGAATACGTCTACAGCTTGTTTTGTTTCTTCCGTTACCATGTTATTCTTCCTTATGTTGTGGAAATAATAAACGCTAAAAGTTCTTCGTATCTAACGCTTAGTCTTGTTATTTCTGTAATGTTAGTTGCACCCTCTGGGGCGTGTTCTACTAACTCGAAGTCTTCTACACTTGTAGTGACGTTACCATCTTCATCTTCTGTTGTAACTGTAGCCTGATGCCAA